AAAAAGAAAAAAGAAGTAATATACAATATGCCGTTTCAGCTTTTTTGATCTATGTCATGTTTGTAATGATTGGAACAATATTTCATAGAATCTTTGGAGTCCAATCTGCATTTTCTGGATATCTCGGGTTCAATGATATGCCAATTCGTTAAATTTATTCAATTTGACATAATCTTGATAAGAATAAAATCCAATTGATTCTCTCAAAATATACAGAGCCATATCTGTGTGATATATGTATCCATATTGTTTAGATATATAATCTATTATTTGTAATTTTTCACAAGGAATATCAAATTGTAATATCATACCCTTGACAATACCATAATCCCAAATAATGTCTTTTATTCTGTTTTCACAAGCAAGTTTGAAAATATATTCAAATATAAACAAATCGATTTGGATCCATTTGTCTTCATTCATTTTGTAGATGTTATCTATATCATTCATCTCCGCAAATTCTTGAAATTCTTTGATAAAATTATCAACTTCATTAAACTTATTTTTTGGTATCCATATTGAATCTTCCCTTAATGTGAAATTGCTATCAAGGTATAACCTACTATTACAGTTTGAAAATGAAGAGTCTTCCAAACAAAAAGTGTTCATTCAATTGAATTATATTATCTTATTCAATTTTATTTGTTATCATTTTTTCCACAGAAACCATTTGAAATTTTAAGATTATATTAGTATCCATAATACGACATTAAATATCTTATTTGTGGATTCGTTTCATTTTTAACATCATATGACTGTGTTGGTGGATTTTCAGAAGTTTTCTTTGTGATTTTACTAGTAGTTGAAGACATATGATAGTAAACATCTAATACTATGTCATTTTTTAACATAATTCCTTAATGGATTTAAACAATATAATTTATAGAAATAAAAATTCAATGAAAGTTTTAGCATATTTGAAAGGAATAAGACGATATATGCTTGTTGGCTTTTTGTCAGGAATGACATCATCGTTTTTAACATCATATGCTACCATATTTCATACAAAGATAACATCTGCTTTATTGACAAATGATAATACAGAAATATTTAACTTTATGATTCTTTTCTATTCATATAGTTTTATTGGAAATGTTCTGGCAGGAATTCGAGGATTTATATTTACAACCTACATTCAAATTTTTTCGTCTCGTATAAAAAAAGATATACTTTTATCGTTCTTTGAAAAGAATATTCTATCTTTTTCCAATAGATCTCCTTCTGAAATTGCAGATATTCTAATTGAAGATAGTAACAGTGTAGCTGACCTTTATTGTTTGAATGCCAATGTTGCCTTAAGAGATTTTGCGAACTTTATGACAATTCTGTATATTCTATTACCAATATCTGTTGAACTTTTTTTGTTGAACACTGGTTTAGTAATATTTCAAATTGTTTTAGAACATAATTATCAAACACACATCTATGAAAAATCAATAGATAAATGCAATAAAGTCCTCTTAAGTCAAAAAGAAATGATACATGATTATACTCATAAAACAGATACTTATAAATCACTTGGTATGGAAAAAACAGTTTTAGAGAAATGGCAGATTAACGATCAAGAATATACAACTATTAAACGTCGCGAGGCTCTATTTTATGGATTAAAAGTAATATTAAATCAATCTATCAATCATTTTATGATACTAATCCTTATTATCTTTGGTATTTGGCGTAATATTCCAAATTCTGATATTATGATATTTATGATTTACAATCCTTCTGTTTGCGAAATTCTTAGAACAGTGATATACATTAGAACTGATATCACGAAAAGAAAAAAATCATATACGAATGTCAAAGACGTGTTTCAAACAATTAAAAAAGATGATTGGAATGGTTCATATATACCTAATGATATTCAGTACACACCAATAGTAAAATTGAAAAATCTTTCTTTTTCGTATTGTGATAACAAAACTGTGTTAGAAAATATCAATTTAACTTTTGATTCTAACAACATATATGGTATCAAAGGAAAATCAGGGAGAGGTAAAAGTACCCTATTAAAAATTATTTTGGGATTATATAAACCCACTGATGGCGAAGTAACATTTGATGATATTAAATTAAGAGACTTTGATAAAAAATATTTCTTTTCCAAAATTATTTCATATGTTGGACAGGAACCTGTTCTTCTTGATGGCTCTACAATGGAAAATATAACTGCTTCTTTACAAGATTATGACCATGAATTGCTTGAAAAACTAAAACTGCTGATACAAGATATTCCAGAACATACTAAAATGTCAGGAGGTCAAAGACAAAGAGTCGCTATTTGTAGAGCACTTATCAGAAAACCAAAAGTATTATTATTAGATGAACCTACTTCTGCTCTCGATTCTATCAATGAAGGTTATATTCTCGATATGATAAAAGAAATTCAAGAAGTACTAAAAATGACAGTTATTATTGTAAGTCATAAAGACTCGACATTACAAATATGCGACAAGATTATTCATTTATAATAATTTCTAAACATAGCAAAAATCATCTTCAAATTCCTCTTTGTTATTGTTGTCAATTACTTCTCTTATCAAAATATAATTATCTTCATTAACACTTTCACATTCTTGATTATTTGGGTTCAAAATATTGACAACTTGATTTATAATCAGATGTGTATCTTGCTCTAGAGGTTGTTCTTTTTTGTACTTTTCCTTCATTTCTGTTTTGGATACAAACATCTTATCATTGTTTGTATTTTCAATTATCAATTCTCTTAATCTTAAATACTCTTTTTTGTAATTTGGATTCTTGAAAATATTATATATTATATTCAACTTATTGAACATGAGTGACATAAACTTATAAAAATAAGAAAAACAGCAATTTGTTCAGTTTTTTAATTTGCCATTATAAAAAGTTTCATACTTATGAAATTTTGCGAGTTTTTGGGAAAATATCTTGACAATACATTTTATTTAAACCAGTTATTTCATAAAATATGTGTAGAAGAAAGCCTGTCAAGAATAGAGCAATCTCCATAACATAGTATTTATTCCATTCTTGATTTTTATTAGATCCTTCTGTTTTATTATGGTTTACAAGCATACTTATAATGTAGCCAACAATACTACCCATTATCACTGTACTTACACCTACAACAATTGCTTCTATGAATATTTGATAAATCATATTCTAATATATATCAATATTTTATTTCTTTGGTAAGTAATTTAATAACAAAAAAAATGACACTTATCTTAATTTGAACACTATATGTCAATTGCGAAAATTCCAGAAGATATTCTTGACAAAATATTTAGTTATATACGTCCAACTGAAAAAACATTAAATGATCATCTTCAAAATATTGCTGTAAATGCTTTAGAAAAGTCTCAAATTAAAGTTTTAAAGAAAAAGAAGGGGTGTGTTTATGATGAAATCGTGAAACGTATAGTTTCTTATATTAAAAAAATTGATCAAAATGAAAAAGATAAAATTATTTGCGATTATGGTTTTGCAAAAGGATTGCGATTATTCTATAATTTTCACAGACACGTTGGCTATTCTTATAGTGATATTTGTGAGTATTTTGAATTAAACGATTTTCCTATAGACGATAACATAATTGAAGTTATATTTATGAAAGAAATTGGGATAATTAATGATTTTGAAAATTAAAATATGTATCGTACAAATAGGTTATGTTATCAGTTTCGAGTGATACTTCAAATAGAATTTTTCAAGACAAATTCTATACAAAACCTGAAATTGCAAACAAATGTTGTGATCTGTTGAAAAAATATGTCAAACTTTCGACTAATGACATTTGTATAGAACCCAGTGCTGGCAATGGTTCATTCATAGAACCTTTGCTTAAAATATTTAAACGACCCGTTTTTTTAGATTTGTATCCAGAACACAAAAATATTTTAAAGAGAGATTTTCTAAAGTTGGATGTTGAAAACCTTATTTCACCTAAACAAAAAACACATGTGATTGGAAACCCGCCATTTGGGAGAAATTCTTCAAAAGCTATAAAATTTGTCAAAAAGGCTTGTAGTTTTGCGGACACTGTTGCATTTATTCTTCCTCAAAGTTTTAAAAAAAATAGTATGAAAAGATTCTTCCCAGCAAATTTTCATTTAATTCATGAATATATAATTCCAAAAGACTCTTTTTATAATAATGAAACTTCATATGATGTCAAATGTGTATACCAAATATGGAGCAAAAAAAAACATAACAGATTTATACAACCTCTTCACGTTCCTATAGGATATAAGTTTGTTAAAAAAAATGAAAACCCACATATATCAATTGTAAGGGTTGGATTCAAAAGTGGTCAAATTTCAACCAATATCTCAACGAAATCTCCTCAAACCAACTACTTTATTCGTTTCAAAAAGTTTTCAAAAACTCTATTTAATCAAATTCAAAATTTGGAGTTTGAAACCAAGTCATTTACTGTTGGTCCACGATCTATTTCTAAACAAGATATCATTCAAAAAATAAATTTATTGATTTAATTTTTCCTCAAACTTTTATGATAGTTGTATAACATGACAACCATTCCTGTCGTTGGATATCTATAATTGTTGACCATTTGCTTTATATCATTCAAATGATCTTCATTTGGTAACTCTCGTTGATTCATTATTATGTTCTTCAAAGGTGAATCGATTGATTGTTTTTTCATTTGCATTTCATCCTGATATATTATGCATTTTGCTGCTATTTTCAGAAACTCTCTCTCAATACTGGATTTCCAAAAATTATGTTTAAGAGTTATTATCCATCTTGTTTTATCTTGTGATAAAGGGAGAAGATTAACATTGACAAACAGGTTCTCATTTCTAGGCAATGAAACACGAGACCATGATGTTAGAGGATATTCGTACATGTGAAAATTAACAGATTTTTTCAATGAATTTTTTAAATGTACGAGACCGCTTGTTGATTTATAATTAAATGACATTGCTATCTTTTCTTTTTCGAAAGGATATCTTATAGTTTTTATATTATCTGGAGGAATGTTGCTTCCAAAACCAAATATATTATTATGAATCATTGATGGGTGATTAATATCCATTGTATTGTAAATACAGTCTGCAACATTTGCACCAATGTCTGTTGTTATTGTTGATGTTGTATAGTGCTTGTTATGATAAAATGGTACTCTTGGCGGTGTTGTCTTTATTGGTTCATAACTCCACCACAGCTTATCTTCAAAAATCATGGTTTCTCCAAATGTTCTATTCTCGTCATAACTTATTCCATGATATGGACAATATAGACATCCTTTATCAACAACGCCGTTATCTAATTTTGAACCCATATGATCACATATATTCATCGTTGTGTAAGCTTTATCTTTGTCAAACCATGATACCAAAGGTAAATCACCAATATTATATGAATAAGGTTTATTTTGGTCAATATTTTTTACAAAATCAATACAATGCCATCTATTGAACGGTGCTAACGCTACTTGTGGTACGAATGCATTTACTGATGATAATAATATCAAAACAATCCCGAATACTTTGACCATCTTTTCTAATATATATATCAGGTTTATAATTCTTATACAATTTTTGAATTGTTTCAAATAGTTTTAATAAAAAAATGATAACATTACAGTATGTAATATTTTATTGTAATGAAACAGAATAAAGAAAATAGGATTGATTTGATATGTCAAAAAATGAAAACATGTAAATTATCAGTTTCAGTTCCATTGTTCAAAAAAAAAATCGTTTGGATTTTTTGAAAGAATACGAAAAACACAACTCGTCTCGTTTTTACACATCTGGACATTTCAAATGCCTCAACCAAAGTTGAAAAAAAAGTAAAAATATTTCCAATCAGTAGGAATGGATTGTGAGGAACAAAATAAAATATTAAATCCAATTACAAAAAGATGTATTACAATCAATGGACCTGTTCACAAACGATTAATAAAAGAAGGTAAACTTCCAGAATATCAAGGAGTTGTTCCCAAAAAGAAGCCAGATTTGTAAAGAGGATGAAGTAATAAACCCAAAAACAAATCGTTGTATCAAAATAGCATCGTATCTTTATAAAAAACTTATCAAAGAAGGTATATTAAATCCAGATGCCAAAAAATCTAATGATAAAAAATCTAGTGATAAAAAGTCTAGTGATAAAAAGTCTAGTGATAAAAAATCTAGTGATAAAAAGTCTAGTGAAAAATCTCGAAGGAACTGCAAAAATGATGATACTTTTTTGATGTTCGAAAGTATAAAAGATATTCCAGATAGTGATTTTATCCAGACTGCCGACGGATATTGTTTTTCTGCGACAGAACTTTTTGCATATGTCAATGATTCTAACTTTCAAAACAAAAATCCTCATTTACCAATCACATTATTCAAAAAACAAGAAATTGATACTCTTTTGAAAGATCATCCTGATTTGTTGAACAAGGTTAAAGAATATTTTGAGAAACAAATTTTGACACAAAACAAAAATAATGAAGTTTTTGTAAAAACAATTGATGTTCTTTATATGGTTGGGAATGCTGGTAGAACTTGTTATTTCAATAATTTAGTTTCACACGAAAGAGAAGATTCGTCTTTTTTTCAAAGATCAATTGAAAGTCTGCAAGAACTTACTGAAAAAATTGGTAAATTGAAACTCAGCACTGAGAAATCTGCATACAAAGATGTAAGCACACTTGTTGAAACAGCAAATAAGGGAGAGATGTGTATTCATGGTGTGGGAAGTAGGTTGATCAATCTTTTTATTTCATATTTTTTGAGATTAAAAAGTGTTAAATACGATCCTTTAAAAGCTGGTATATTTTTTCATAACTCTCCTAAGGGTATATTGATGTGTAGTATTGATCATCGATTTTCACTTATTGACACTTGGCCAGAATTACATTCAAAACTCAAGGTTATGAAATATCTTAAACCAGATATGATAACTAAAAGACAAGAAAAAAGCAAAGAATACCAACAATTGTGTAAGTACGATTCTTATCTTGTTACTGAAAATAAATTAAGTGAATGGAATGATCTATCTGATTGGAGAAAAATTCGTTTTGGAACTGATATGTGTTTTGACGTGTTATATCTAGTTAAAATAATGACTGACAATTTAAATGATACAAAAAATAATAATCCTGACCCTAAATTTCCAACAAATCCTTTTACACAGAATCATTTTACACAAAATGAAATTAAACTTTTAAAATATACACTTGAAGACAATTTCATCACTGTAAATCCTGCTCTTGAAGCTTTTATATCAGATCCTTTTTTTTGGATTGATTCTGCAAAATGGAAAAATAGATTAAAATCTAAACTTAGTAAAAAAAATAGATTTGTTAGACTTAACAATATAATTGATGGAAAATTGCATTGTAACGGTATGTGGAAATTGAAATCTACTCAAATTAATGATGTCGAAAGAGAAATAATGTCTTTCTTGAATACTGGTTCAATGAGTTCATTAAAATTACTAATCAAAAAACCCACAGAAACTGTCCCTCAAAGATACTATTACAACATTATAAATCTTTTGAGTCCAAAACATTTTTTATATCATGACTAAAAACTAATCAAGTAACTTGAAATATATGCTTTACACTTTGCTTTTTCATTTTTCATTTCCTTAAATCCCCCGTCTATTAGAAATTGTGGAAGGGAGTTTGGATCTTACAAGTCAATAGAAAAAACCCGTTTTTAAGGGGTTTTATTTTTTTTGGTTTTTTTATTTTTTCGTTATGTCATCGTCTTCATCGTCGCCTCTTACATCTTGTTATTTTCCTTCCAACCAGACATAAACTTGACTTCGTCTTTGAAAATCAGATCAACCATTTCCCTGTCCGCGGGACGAAACATGAGCTCCTCGCAAAACTCGGCATCACTGTCACCCATTCCAATTTTGTGGAAATCGTAAATCAGCTTCAGTGCCTTGTTGATTCCATAGTCGACCAGAACAGCATTGATCTGATTTTGGGAAAGGTCATCGATATAATTAGTAATCCAATCATGCACCTCATCTTCCTTATCATCCACGAGGACATCTGCATTGGTGAAATCAATAGCACTGTATCCCTTGTTCTGGATGAACATCTCGTACTTAGCTTTGAAGATGGTAATCTCATCACGGTTCTGGATAGTCACCTGTTCGTAAATCTGAGAAAGAACATCGATGTTCATATCTTGAAGCTTTACAGGTTTTGTAGAATCGTTTTCAATTGTATGTGTCATTGTGTGGTCTCTTTAAGATAGAAAGTATTGGGAAAAACATCGTCATTTTTCCCCAAATTTCGGATAAATTTATTGCGTAATTTCCTATTACCGTGAGAAAGGGATGTCTGATATTATTTATTGTGTTGATAATGATAATAAAGATGCTAATGAGTTTAGATATACTCAAGATAGTAGAAGAAAGGAATGCAAAATAAAGAAGTATTCCAAATTGATATTCCAATTCAAGGAAGAAAAGATAGATGGTAAAACTATTGTAGAACATGAAACAGAACTTTCCAAGTTAAATAGAAAAACTCTTAATATAAATGCTTTCAAAGAATACATCAACGCAAAATGCTTACTCAACCATAAAATATATTCTTTTTATCAAAAATATATTTTCAGAAAACTTAAACTAAATGCTTACATCAATAAGATAAAGCACGAACATAAAATGATAAATAAGTTCATAAAGGTTTTTGGTACTCAAGAAGATGTAATAATAGCGTTTGGAGATTGGGAACAAAAACAACATATGAAATATAAAGAACCAACAAAAGGTAAAGGTATTAGGAAGCTTTTTAGAGAAAGTGGTTATAAAGTATATTTAGTTGATGAATATAGAACAAGCTGTATGTGTTCTAAATGCTGTGAAGGAAAATGTGGAAAGTTCATCACAAGAGAAAATCCTAAACCTTATAAAAAAGGGAACATTTTAGTACATGGGGCACTCATTTGTAAAAAATGTAATGCTGTATGGAATAGAGATGTAAATGGAGCTACAAATATATTTAGGATAGTAAAAAATATAATAGATACAAAAGAAAGACCTAAATATCTATGTAGATAAAGTAATTCTTCAGTTAAAGTTGTCGCTTTAACAAAAACAAAATATACATAGTTCTGAAATGAACTAACCTTTTAGATTTTTTTGACATACAATATCTCATTTTAAATCTTCAAGGGTGTATAACAAGGTAACCGATAATGAGGAGGTCTATATGGACGAAATCAGTATCTTCAAGTTGAAGTATAAGGATATGATAGATAGTGGGGTATTTAAGAAAGCTCCTATTATTACTCCCGACTTTGGAGATGATGAAAACTATGATAAAGTGAGCGATTTCATCAATAGCTACAATGAAGATCTTTCAGTTGATAAGCAGAATAATATCATTGAAATATATGGCTTTGATAACTCAATCAAACTTATGCGTCTTTGGCATAAGAACGCTCTCGAAATGTCAGAAGAGGAGATTGTCGACTATTTCGATTCTACAACTATCAAAGGAATCCGTCGCGACATACTGAAAATTATCCTTCACGATGTCATCGGTGTTGGTATTGAGTGGAAATATAATTAGAATAACATATATGATAATCATATGAACATCAAATTTAAAAATAAAAAAACAAGGGCATACATATGTCTTTTTTATAATTTTCTGAAGATTTTAAAAAAATGATACTACGTGTTTTGAATATATTATAAATATTTATAACACCAATATCATGGCAAATATTAAATCTCTTAGTACCGATATTATAATAGAATATATCATACCCGAGTTTGATTTCAAAACTATTTCAGATGTTCATATGTCACATATGTTTGAGAACATTGATATCACAGATATGATTAAAACATATATTAGTCATAATATGATATTCAATGACCAAAAATACAATATTTATGATGTGCTCCAAAACAGTTCGATTACTGTTGTGGATTTTGACAACATCATCAAAAATCTTAAAAAAAAAGAGATGATTCAAAAACAAATGCATTTTAATATGCTCAATTTAAATTCATCTAAAATTCAAAATACAATCACAATCTTTAAAATGTTCAAAAAATATTGCACACAAACTGATATTAATAATCGTATTCTTAGACATTTGATGAAATATATTTCAAATGCACTCGTTCAACAGTGTAATAAAAAGAATATCGTTTGTCCAAAATTACAAAAAAAATTTACAAGAAGTCTAGAATTAGATTTGTGGGAAAACATTGATATTGATATTTATGAATTTTTCAAAAAATGCAACTTATTGATGAATTTTTCTAGATCTCATGAACTTAAATATAATATAGATAATCAAATATGTATTAATCAATACAACAATGACAAAACAATTTTATACACGACAATGAAATTCTTTCTGTCTTTCTTTCAAGAGTGCAAACGTCATGACAATACTATTCATATAAATGTTTATATAATATATGAACTTTATAAATATTTGAATTATATTGAAGATAACAATGTATGGAATTCTCCTATTGATATATATAAAAAACATTCTATCGCAACAAAAACAGCAGCTATGAGATTGAAAAACGAATCAGATATTCATTACAGATATCGTTTGCCTGTATATTTATATAATAAATTTGTGCAAGAACTTGACACATATATTTTGAGATAAATATATTCGAAACAAACAAAAATATTTTCCACACATTTGTTGACAACAATTTCCATATAAATACTTGCATTTTCAAGAAAATTTGATCAAGTCTTTTATTCTTGTTAAAACACTGTTGTATTTCTCATTATCTGTCTTATTGTAAATTATAAACAGTTTGTTTCGTATATGATCATATTTTTCAGTGTCTTTAATTTCATTTAGTAGTTTTATTTCATTATTGTCACAATACATTAAAAGAACTTCTGTATTATCTTTCATCAGATTATTTGAAAGTAGTCCAATATCTTTCTCTTTCCAAGAGTTGTCTTCCATAACGTGACATTTGTTATCATTGGTATATTTAATGTTATTATTTTCAGGGAAGTCTTTGTCGAAATGTTTTTGTTTAATATACAATGGAATAGTGTTAGCACCCGAAAGTAAAATTCTTTTAATCTCTTCGTGTGAAATGTGATCAATTCTTTCAGATCCAAAGTTGTTGATAATGAAATTATTATTTATTGTTTCAGCATTTTGAATATTGTTATTTGTTGTATTGTTTGTTGTGTTGTTTGTGATGTTTTGTACATTTGGTGTACGTGCATGAATGATGCTTCTAGCTTTGCATTTATCAGCTTTAATATGTCTTGATTTAGCTTGTTTAGTAGTAAAGGAAACCATACATTTTGAACATGTCAAGTTATCCACTTTATTACATTTCTTTTCATGGTTTGATAAATGTTTCAATGTTTTGTATAGTTTATTGCATTTATTACAATATAAAGTATTTGGGTTGACCTTTTGT